GCTTCGTCACGATAGCTTTCGCTAACGAAACCACCAGCCGAGTCACCCGACCAGACCAAGGTGCGTCCGATACCACCAGCGGTGAACTCACCACCAGCAATCTGACCCACAACAATCTTGGTATCTGGAACAACGAATGAACCAGAGTAGGCTTTGTTCTTGCCAGCAGAGTTGATCGCCGCACGGCCAACGAGGAGGTTCTGAACTCCGAGAGCCGCCGCAATTTCGGACTCGCTCAACAACCTAGCACCAGTATTGGAGATAACTCCGAAAAACTGATTCTGTAGGAGGGTAGAGCGACGAATCAACTCAAACACATTGGCAGACATCGCAACGCAATTCGGTTCGTAACCATACTGGTTAAGAGCCAATTTGGCCGCCGCCACATCACGAGCCACATCAATCGTGGCGATATTCGCTTGGGTGTAGGCAACTGCACGAGTCTGGTCAGCGATGGTGAAGGGAGTCGTTGCGTTCCAGAGAAGATCGGAAACCCGCTTCTCGTGAGATAGCTTCAACTGACGGAGCAAGAACTTGGCGGTTTCGCTCTCGTAGGAGAAGAAACGCGACAAATCTGCAACGCTGGAATCGTCTAGCAATTCCTCTAGGCCGTATTCGTCCGTGCTATAATTTGACGATGTGAACGACCTAATTCCTCTTGAATAGCCCGAACCAGCATCACGAGCCGTTGCATTGTTGGTCAGCAACTCTGCACCAGCCAGCTGAACTTTGAGGTATGTTCCGGCCTTTGCTTCGACATTCTGCAAAGGAAGGAGTTGTGCTCCGATCAAACCGACATCGGCTTGAGGGGCTTCAATGAGGGCTTGGTTTAGGTCTGCCCGAATGGTTGAACCGCCGCTAATGTAACTCATTTTTTATATTCTTTCTGGGTTGGTTAAATTACTGGGTTAAAGGAACTGCAACCTCGATGACTGCATCAGCAAGAGCAGTTTCGAGAGCAACTCCAACAACGCCGACATTGGCCGCCGCTGTGGTCACAAGGCCAGAACCAGTCGTGGCAACAAGGTTGCCAGCGGTGATTCCGTACTCGGAAGTTGCGAAGAAGGTTGGGTAGAACAGCTTGACTGCTCCGTTGTCGCCAGCCGCCACATCGCTAATGGTAGAACCAACGCAACGAGCAGAGCCGGAAACAGCCGCACGAGCCGTGCCGTCCGTGTGAATCTCAACGAATCGGTAAGCCGAAATCGCAGAGGCGAAGTTAAAGGTGCGTACTGCACCGCCGTCAATGTTTGTAGCCATTTTAGTATTATCCTTTGTTTAGAGTTTAGAGATTCCCCGAGACAATGCCTCAGAGTACTCCTTGGGGTTGGACAGCATCACGGCTTTCATCGCCTTGAGCTTGCTTGTTCCGTAGTCGCTATGGGCGGCCACGAGTGCTTCAAAAGTTTTGGGTTCTTCCTTTTTCTCGGAAGGAACTTCGATTGAAGGGGAGGCGGGGATGGGCTTAATGCCGAACTCGGTGAGAACTTTCTTCACGACCTCGCTCATCTCTTCCTTGGTCTCCTCTTTCTCATCTTCATCTTCTTTTTCGATGACGATCTTGGGAGCTTCCTCGGCCATCTCTTCTTTCTTCATTTCTTCTTTGGGTTTCATCGCATCTTCCAATGCGGCGAGACGAACCTTAATTTCGTCCATATCTTTTTTGTAATCTGTGTTTTCCATATTTGTTTTGTCCTTTTTGTCAAGTGGAGCTTCCTCCACGGCTTCTTTGGCTACGGCTGGGATGGTCTTGCCTCCCTGCACATAACCGAGTTTTTCCATAAACTTCACCATCTCCTCGAATAATCCATTCGTGGCGGCTGGGCTGGAAACTAAATCAGCAGAGGCGATGCTCTGGGGGCGAATGTAATCCTTTCCGTTGATCGTCTCGGACTCATTCACAAAAGCCAATGAAACGCCAAACTGGTCGGGGGCTTCCGATGCCATCTCTTTGATTAGGCCGTAGTGGGGGGAGTTGCGGAGCAAGCGGAGGTCTGCCACTAGCTTATCCCCATCAATGCGGGGATTCCTTAAAAAACCTACCACGGCCTCCAATCCAGAGCCGTGATTCATCTTTGCCTTAGTTCCATTCTTGGCACTCTGCATAAGCTTGAGGGCGGTTTCTAGGCTTGTTTTATCCACGAAAAGGTCGTGTCCCTTGGCCTCACCTACCTCCAAAATTGAAACTCCACCTAGCTCGGTTTCCTCTAGTTCCTCATCCCGATAGGTTGAATAGGCAACCGCCGCCCTTTGTTGTTCGTCTGGAAAGTCGCTGATAGCCTGCTCGTCACCCATAAAGCGGGAAACAAAGTCTTGCTCGGATTCGTCAGCAGAAGGGAGTGGTAGGGGCATAAGGCTTTCTATGTGTCAAAATAACCTAATAAACTAGGTTTTCGTCCATAGAAGGCTCGGTGACTTCTGTAATTTTCGCACCCATTTTGGCCAATTCTTGTGCTAGATTGCCCCCCAGAGAGCCATCTGCGGGACTGTATGATGCCAATAGGTCAGAATATGTTGAGTCTATTAGTTCTAAAATAACCTTGTTTTTTGTATCTACTGAGATACCCCCATCATCAATAGTTATTGAGATGTTTTCACCCAGCAAGGAAGCTGTAATTTTAATCATATTGTGCCTTATTTAAGACCTCTTGTTTTCTTCAGTAGTCTACCAGTTGCAATCCCAGACACAAGATCAAACCACTCTGGGTCAGCTTGAGCAAACGCAACTGGGTTTTCGTGCAGTAATTCTAGCCCCATCGAATAAACCTCGGTGGAGGCTAAAGACTTTGAACTTGCCCCGAATGGTGTCTCTTTGTATCTTTTCCCAGCATAATAGGCTTTATTTTTGGTATTTGCATCTGGGACTACCGCCTTGAAAGTTTTTTCAAAATCGTCAGGCGACCCCTCTTCATTTTTTCCATACCCATACCCCCTAAATATCTTTTGATACCTCTCAACCTTTTCTCCGCTTGTTCTCTTCTTAAGGAAGTCAGCACACAAATCGTGTGCCTCTGGGCTTCCATTTTCAACCTGATGCCCATATTCGTGAAGTATTGTGCTTAAGGTTGTTTGTTTATTTATTACTATCCCAGTTAAGTTTGCACCTCTTGTGCCATCAACAAATTCTAGTGTTCGCCCAACTGAGTATTCCCTGCTTGTTCCAGAATATGTTATTGGTTTTGATAGTGAGTCGGTATGCGTGTTGGGGTTGAAGATTGATCTTAAGGCATCTTGTGCCTTTTCCCTCTGCCGCACCGCATTATCATCCTTGCTGTCCCTTATTGATTTCTTGTCTGTTGCTATTGCTGTTTGCTGTTTTTGCTTTAATTCTTCTGTGGCCTTACTTAATTGCTGAGAGGAGAAACCGTCTTGCTTGTTTATCTCTAGCATATCCTCACGAATCGCCTTCAGACCAATTTCTCTAACTTTTGCCCTGCTATTCTCGACGATTTGTTTCTGTGCCCTGAGTTCTTCCCTTAAGGATTGTAATTTGCCATAATCCCTTTCAATCTGTGCTTTGTATTCCTCATATTTTTTGGGGTCTGTTGCCGCAACTTCGTCTTGGCGTTTTGCCAGTTCTGAAAATTTTTGTTGTGTTTCTGATAGGTTCTTCTTTGTTTCTTGATATTTGTTTTCTTGGGACTCCACATCTTTCTGTGCGGCAGAGCTTTCCTTAATTATCTTGTCCCTAACAGCTTGAAGCTGTTTTTGATTTTCTTTAATAACTGGTTCTAGCGATGCCTTCTCCTTGCTGTCGTATGCTTTGGTTGCATTTGGGAATTTGGATTTTATAGCTGGCTTTTCTTGTGTTGGCTTTTTTGTTCCAGCAGGGGGGGGCGGGGGGGGGGGAGGCACCGGCGGTGTTGGTGCTGGTGGTGTGGGTGCTGGTGGCTTTGGGGGGAGTGGTTTCTTTCCCTTACCAACTTGCGGTGTTGGCCTTTTGTAGCCCTTCGGAAACTTTCCACCGGGTCGAGTTGGCGTGTAGCCTCCCTTGAGTGGGGGTCTCCCGTAGCCAACCGCACACTTGTTGTCTGGCCCGAAAGTACCGCCATCGTCTTGCCCGCAATCTCTGCCAGCAACAAACTCGGTTTTACCTGCTCCACAATCGGATTTTTCCTCTAACAAATCGCCGTCTGCCTTGCGGTAGCTTTCTTTAACCTCACCCCCACCGGCCATCTTGAGAAACTTGTTCACCCTTGCCATCGCCCAAGCGTTGCGTGAGTTGGGTCTGCCCCCGGTAATCGTTGGCCTAAAGCTGGTCGAGAACGCACCCGCCCCCCTGCGAAACACTTTCTTTAATGCTTCAAGTGTGGGGGCTTGCCTTGAGGGATGCTTGTCTTTGAACTCGGCAATCTTGTTCTTCAATGCCTCCTCGTTCTCGGATGAAATCTCAATGTCGCCAGCCTTGCTTCTGGTCGATGCCGTGCCTTTGGGGTTCTCCTTTGAGCCTTTAATTCTCTCTTTAGGAGGAGCGGGAGTTTGAGAGACTGGTCGGGCTAGTTCTTTGTTATCTCTAGCCTCCATCTGTCCAACCACTTTCCTTGCCCAAGCATACCCAGCATCGCCACCCCATCCATTCCACGCTTGCCAGCCCTTTCCCTGCTCATCCCAAGTTGCACCCTTCTTATCCACTTCGTGCCTATCGAAAAAGGCTTTCATTCGTCTGGCGGTGTCTGGTGATAGCTTAACGCCATTCATCAAATCCCTAGCCCTAGCGATGCCTACTGGGGTCATTCCTCGCTGGCTGGATGGTTTGCCTTCCCGCACATCCAAAGCCCTTTTAGCGGCATCCCTAGCCCCTTGTGGTGGGGTAAAATCAATCCCATCGTATTTTGCCAACTCAATCCCCCCCATCATTCCCTCAATCAGCATCTTGATAGATGCGGGGTCGAGGCTTTCAAGAATCTCTAAACTACTTTTTTTTTGAGAAGTGCCAGCGGGGGCGGTCGGTGGCGTGGTAGGTTCTGGGGCTGGGGGTGTTGAGCCTCCCGAAGCATCCCCGCCTTGGTCTTTTCCGATCTGCTGTTTCTCTTCTTTGGTGGTCGGGATGGTTGTTCCAACATTGACCCCAGCGATGATCGCCCTTGCTTGGTCTGGGCTGATGGTCGGGAAGGCCGCCGTGATAATAGATACTGCACCTTCCTTGGAAACTGCACCCATAGCCACGGCATTGATAACATTGATAAGGGATGCGACTTGTGCCCCATTGAGTGAAGCACCACCAAGCATATCCTCGTCCGAAGGTTGTCCAGCGGGTGTCTGCTCGCCTTCGGTTGGGGTTGCTTGTGCTTGTTGTGAATCTCTGGTCAATCCCTCTGCGGCGATGTCGGAAATTGTGTCGGCTGAAACTTGGTATTCATCTGCCAAGTCCTTAATCAGTTTGGCCTCGATAGCCCTCTGCCTCATAGAGCTTTCAAAATCGAGGCCTCTCTCACTATAAATTTGAGAAGCGGTCATTAGGCCGGATCGAAACTCTGCTAAATTGGCTTGGCTCTCTCTACCTAAATCTATGGAGACATTAGCCCCGAAATTGAAAATACCCCTAGTCGTTCTGCTCCCAACATTGTCCTCAATCAATCCCCTTGCCACTCCATCGGCAATCACGATGTTCTTAATTGGGCGAAGCACTTTATCATCAAGTAGCTTCTGGTATCTACGGAAGGTGCGTCCAGCTTGTTGCATCTCAAGGCGAGCAGTCGGGCCGCTCATAGCAGAAGGGTCTACGGCAAAGCTGTAGGGGATGCCAAGCCCAAGGCAAATGTTCCTCAATAGAATCTTGTGAAACTCGGCAAAAGCACCAGAGGGACGGCTCGGCCCATCGGGGAACACAATGTCCTCACCCGGCTCTAGGTAAGAGATTTTGCCAGACTCAATCGCCTCTAGCTTAATCGTGTTGCCATTGAGGTCTTCATCGTTTGTGAGGCTCGACAAATCAGAGGCATTATTATTGTTTCGCTTCACGATGCCAGCTTGCGAGCTTGCATTTTTTGCGGCCATCTTCTCGAAGTTGATAATATCGTAGATGTCTGTGCAATCATTGATGGCTGTATGGAAAGCAGAGATTCCTCGGTATTGGTCGATGCGGAGCGGGTCGAATAGGTGGAAGGCTTGGCTTGAGGGGATGGTTGTCTGGTAGGTGTAGAAATCGCCAATGCTTCGGTTGTAGATGTCGTATGCGGTAGGAGCACCAGTATCCCGATCAATATGGATTCCACCGATCAAATCTAGGCTTGTATAAACCTTGAATGGGTCACCCAACCTATCTGCCTCAATGCCTTGAATCTTTAGGTTGCCATCCTTATCTCGAACCAAAACGAAAAGGAAGTCACCATCTCGGAGCATACTCATCATCGCCACTTGCATAAGGGTTGAGCCAGTATGCCTTGTGGTTAGGTCG